ATATGATGTTCCCTCGGTTGCTTTAACGATAATTCCTTTCACGCCGCTGTTATAAAGTGTTGTGAAGTCTGATACACTCATACTTCCATTATTGCTTGAAGTATCAATAAATTTATTACCTGAAACCCATACATTGTTGTTATCAATAATATCCTGAACTGTTTTAGACAATGAAGTGTAATTATCAGACAACGTCGATATTGTGTTAGCCTGCTTAGCAATCGTGCTTGCTTGGCTTGCTGTTAAAGCACTCAAAAGCGATATTTTCTTTTGCAAATTTTGAGTTTGCTTGATTTTGTTATTCAAATAGGCGCTCAAGTTCATGTTTATATCGCCAATCTTGATTGTCGAATTGGTCGGCGTTACTAAATCTAAATCAACTTCGCTAACTTGCAGCCATTCCGTCGGTGCTACAAAATCGTTTATAAACTGATATTGGTTTCCAACTTTAAAATCATCAATCGTTTTATCAATCAAGTGTAGATTAGATACGCTGATTTCCCAGCTTTCTTTTGCTGCCGATTGGGAGCCGAGCCAGTTTTGCGCTTTTTGCTGTAGTGTTGCTGTATCTGTAACTCCATCAAAATTTTGTGTACCGGCAATAATCCCAAATTCGTCAATCAAAGCTTGATTATCGACATATCCTTGATTAGCTAGTGTAGTTTTAGCTGTCACTGGTTGCTTATCAGCAGTCAGCGAGCTTGTATCTGTTGACGAGCTATCTGTCGATGAATCTGCTCCGGTTGGGATTAATCTTGTTACTACGCTAGTAGGATCGATTGTTTTGCTAGCCGACTTCATGTTGAAACCAATCCGCAATGGTGTAGTGCTTTGTGAACCCACACTAGCAAGATAATTGATTGTCATTGTATCGTAGTCAACAGTGATAAATCCACCATAAATATCAATCAGCCGGTTAGTGATTGCATCAAAGGTATCTTCGTAATCTAAATAACGATCAGCAGACCCCGCAGAGTCCGTGACCGTCACACTGCCAACATTAAACTTTTTATAGTCCTCAACTTGGCTATTATGCTGACCGATAATTGCTTGCAGATATGCTTTTAAGTCACAATTGCTGACTTTTTGCTGAATCTGTACGCTGTCATGCAGATAATCCTCAACGGAATTGGCATCGAAAGTCTGATACATCAAACCGCTTGTATCCATGACTGGCTTTTGCTTGATTACTCTGCCAAAAAAAATAAGATTCCCGTCTTGGAAAATCTTAATCAACGATTTCATCGGAGTCACTAGGTTATAGCCCGGGTTTTCATATCCGAGTGAGAACTCGAAAGTGTCAACAGCATTTAAGCTTTGAGTTAAAGTTGCTGTCTGCGCGCCTTGCATTTTAGGCAATTGTGGCATTGAAGCATGAATCAATGTTCCAACAGAATCAGATTCATTTTTGAAAAGAACAACTTGATAATTCATGCGATCAACTCCTTGTAAAACTCAAAACTAATCGTGCCCGTTCCAGTGAGCGTGAGAGAATTCATGCCGGGCAATAAATAAATCAGTGTATTCTCATATGTTCCAGCCGATAACGTTACCTCATTTCCGTTGCAGCTTACTTTAATAGTCCCAGTGACGGTTATCTTAGGCTGAACAGCGGCGCTTCCGGGATTGATTAAAGACACAACATCGCCATTGTTGACAGTAAAGCTTGTATCTTGGCTAACGTCATAATCAAAATTGAAAGTGTCCCACTCATCATTGCCCTCTGGAATTTCACAAAACATAAATGGTGGGTTGCAAGTGAATGCTAAAGATACTGTTAATTTTTGATATTGGACGTCATTTGTAACTGTTGGATTGCATTTTGCTAGAAAATAATAGTTTTCAGGAATATATGAATCGTACAATCGACTTAATCCAAACCTTGATAGACTGTTTCTGATTAATGCTTCTTGCCTGGCACGTTCAACAACATCATAGATATATTTTTGAAAAGTGTAAGTAATTGTCTGCGGCTGAAACAACCGTTGACCAAACATCATAGAATAGTCAACCGTTCCTTGAACGCCTGGAATGCTTTCAGTGATTTCTTGCTCTTGCAAGGCGTCCATTGAACGTGTTAACTGTCTCAACCCAAAATTATCAGAATTAAAATCATTGAATATAACTGCCATTTAATCACCCCCACACGTTTCTTTGCTGGTATGAATTTGCAGAATAGCCTGTTTGGTCAATTTTCGGATACATACCGCCAACCAGTTTTCCAGTATCAAGAAATACTTGTAATTTTTTATTGACAGCTTGTTCAAGCTTACTGTTTGCTGACGATTGCAGGCTGACGAGCTTATTAACTGCTTGTTCCAGTGCTGACGAATTAACACCTTGTGCCGCATTTAATCCACCTTTAGCAGCAGTGTATGCCGCTGCTTGGCCTAGAACTGCATATGTGCGATCAATGCCGGCAACGTCAGGGTTAGGGACAATGTGTTCTTTATGACCACCTTCAAAGAGCTTGTAATATCCTTCTTGGTCACCAGCACCGCCAAAAGCATAGCCATGCCCATTGCCAAGAAAACTTAGGCTTGGACCATATGCTCTTTTTGCGTAGCGCAAAGCCGCCAGCAAGTTATCATATCCGTTGAAGATACTCTTATGCCCCGGAAAAGCATTAGCATTGAATGTGCTACGCTTAGTCTGCATAAGCCCTAAAGCTGGGCCCGAACCATCGCCATCAGGGTCGGCGCCGGGCTGGCGTGCATTAGGATTGCCACCTGATTCTGTTTTAATCTGCCGCAAGACTTTAGCAACCATTGCCGCACTTGTGCTCAATCCGTTAGCTGCCAAAGCGCGCTTAACATCATCTTTCCAGCGTTGAACACCAGAGCCACCAGGGTTAGCAGAACTCCCGCCAGCGTCACCGTATTCATCATCATACTTTTTGAAAAACTCACCCAAATAAGATGTGAAATCTTTGATACCTAAATCAGAAGTTCCTTTCAGTAAGTTATATTGTGCTGCATCAAATTTGCCTAAGAAGCTGTTCAAACCAACTTTATCAGCGAGCCACTTAACAGCACCGGAAGCGCCCTTGCTTACTAAATCGGCAATATCGCCTATTTTGTCTTTAGCCCAATCATACGTTTTAGTGATTGTTCCAAGAACACCACCAGCATGATGTGGGATTAGGCTCGTCATCTCAAGAAACTTTTTGGACTGCTCATGTGGTAGGATTGAAGTTCCAGCTTGTAGGTGCCTAATTTCAGGCCCGTTTGCTCCTAAAGCATAGATGCCTTTTTGTGGGTCGTGAGCTAACTCAAACCCTTCTTCACCAACAAGCGCTACTTCGTCTTGAAGCAAGCCAGCCGAGCCGTTGGCGTGTTTAGGAATTTCAGGTATTTCGCCCCAGCCCTTATGCAAAGCGTTCAATACGCCATTAAAGCTATCAATAAACCAGTTTATGACCTTTCTCATTCCTTCAAAGCCGCTAGAATATTGGCCGTTCACATTTGACATTTCTTGACCAGCCGCTTGGCCGTGGTCATATGCTTGGCCTTGAGCAGAAACAATAACATCATGGTGCTGTTGCTGACTCTTTTTAGTAACTTCTTGACGTTGCTGTTCAATCTCAGCTGATACTTTAGCGTGCTCATTCCGTGCAGCCGTTGTAGTATCACTATACTGGTTTAAAGCTGCATCACGAGTTTGTGAGCGCTGCTGCTGTGCACTTTTAACAGTGTCTCTGCGCTTGCTTTCTGCTGTTCCTTTTTCCTTGTCATAATCATCATTAGCTTGTTTTTTCAAGTCATCGTATTGAGATTTGCTAATAGTGTGTAAATCCTTATATTGACGATTAGCAGAATTAATTCGTGCATCGCGATTCTTTTCAGCCATCTTAACAGCTAAATTATAGCTATCATCAGCAGCTTTTTTTTGTTGCTTATATTCATTATTAGCTGAGTTTATAAGTGCCTTTTCTTCTTTTTTTGCGCCAGATGTAGCAGCTTTATATTTTTTATCCGCTTCTTGCTGAGTAGCCTTTAAATCTTTTTCATTAAGCTTGCCTTTGTCTTTAATCAACTGTTCATAGATTGACTTTTGTTCTTTAGCACCTTTTTGGACTTGGGCTTTAACCTTAGTGTTAAGGTTTTCCTCGTCTTTGACCATTTGGTTGACGTATTGACCATGCAGCTTAAGCAACTCAGCTTGCTTTTGCTTTTGAGAAAGATTACTGTTGTTCTCAATTTTAGCAACCTGATTATGATAATTAGTGCTGTCGCTAATCATTTTGTTAATAGACTTTTTCTTGGCAGCAGCTTCTTGATTGTAATAATCAGTAATCTGTTTATATTCCTTGTTATATTCTGACTTTGTAATATCGCCATTTTTAAGCTCGGTATTTAAATCATCAACTGCCTTTTTCTTTTTCTTTGAGTAATAATCATCGACAGCTTTCCCCATATCCTGATAGTTTTTCAGAGTTGCCGTTCTTTCTTTTGCTAAATCAGCAGAGTTGAATGACGGTTTAGCAATCACTTTATTAAGCGATTTAACCGAATCAGATATGCTCTTTTGAAGTTGCTTGGTGTCTACACTAACATGGGCCTTAACTTTAGGCGTGATTACGTGGACTTTTACAGGTTTACCCTCAATTGCCTTTTTTAATGAGTCTGCTACCGTAGGCCCAAATTTTTCACCGGCCCAGCTTCCAATCGCTGAAGTAATTGGAGCTACTATTGCGCCTGAACCAGGAAGCACAAAATTAGATAATTGACCTAGTCCATAACCAGCAGCACCCCCTACAATTGCACCTGTGCTTCCACCAGCTTTTTCTGTAAGTGTTTTGTTTGATGTAAATCCTTTTATAGCTTCATAGCCTGTTGCCAAATAGGGAACTGATTTCATCAAACTTGATGAACCAATTTTAGATAATAAGCCTGTGCTGCTTAATCCAAGACCAAGCAATCCAGTTTTACCGGCATTCGCAGCAGTTCTTGATAATGTTTCTTCAGTCGTTGCTGTTTCAGTAGCTGTTTCTGCTTCCTTGGTTGCACTTGAGCCAAGCGGTGATCCACCAGAAAATAAATCAAGTGTTGCTAGTTTTTTACCCCAATCAAAAGTATCTTTGAACGCACCTTTCATTTTTAGTACAACACCAAGAAAGTCACTAGCTTTTTTAACCATGAAGAATGCAACCAAGGCTCTAGTGATATCCTCAACAGCTTGTTTATGTTGAACGATTGCTTCGAGAATATCGTTGATCTGTTTCAAAGGATTCCCAGCTTCTTTGCCTTTATCAGACACAAGGCCAAATGCCGATGAAATATCGTAAATAATATCAATAAAAGTTTTCCAAGCAGTTTGGGCTATGATACCGAGAATTGTTTTAAGATTGCCGATTATTTCGATAATAGTTTTCTTATTGTTGTTTATATAATCCAAAAGGTTTGTAACCCAGCCTGTCATATCTGCTATAACACTTGAAACACCAGCAGCATATTTTTTAAGCATATCATCAGACAACAAATCTCTGATGTCTCCACGTGCTTTTTTGCTCATTGTAAACGAAGTTTTAGTAATGTCGCCCCAAAGAACTGACCAGCGAGCTTTGATATACATCGACATTCCAAGAAATGAAGTCATTGCTTCTTGTTGTGATGATTTATATTTTTCACCTAATGAATCGAGTGCCTCTTCCAATGTTTTGGAACTTAACTTGCCAGCGTTTGTTAACGCATAAATTTGTGACATCGACTTGCCGGTTACGTTTTGTAGAGCTTCGCCAAACATAGGGAACCTGTTAATCATGACTTGAATATCACCAGAAGTAGCTTTCCCAGATGCCATCATTTTACTAAAAAGCTCGCCAGCTTCGGCTAATTCGTCATTAGACATATGCAGGGTAGAACCTAACTCAACAAAATCATGCGTCCATTTTTCAGTTTCAGCAACATTTGAGTGCACGTGATAGAATGATTGAGCCATTTTGTTGATTGTGTCCGCTGCATAAATTGAATGCTGTGAAATACTGTTAATATAATCAACTAAAACTTTGCCATCTTTTGGTGTTTCAGTGGTTAATGAAGTCCAAACTGTCTTCATAGTATCTTGCTCTTTGTTATATTCAAGCCCAGCTTGAGTTGCCTCTTTCAATCCGGAGACCATGCTTTGAATGCCATTGTAAATAGCTTGGCCAACAAATGAACCAGCGATAATCTCTTTCAGATGAGAAAATGAGCCACTTGTTTCTTTAGCTTCATGCTTCAATTCCTGCAATCCAACTGTTGCCTGCTTATCATCAAGTTTCATCTTAGTTACAATCGACCGGGGCATTTTTGACATTTCTTCACGCCAATCAATTGCTTCACCTTTTTCAGCCTTAGCTTCTAGCTTAGTGACTTCTTCTTTTGGCAAATGGTTCAATAAGGTTCTAAAGTTTTTGATCCCAGCCTCTTCCGCATCAGCAATTAATTTAGTGTGAACCTCTTTTTTTATATCGCCAAGGCTTTTATTGGCTTGGTTTTTAGTATCTCCGGCTTCATTTTTGATGTCAGTCATGTTCTGCTTGAAATCATCATTAGCCTGCTTACCAGCAAGCTTTCCAATGCCTTTGATTAAATTATCAGCCCAATCATAATCTGTCTTAAAAGTCGTTTTATTGCCAGGAAACAACAAATCAATAATAACTTGACCATCTGATGCCATACTTTACCTCCTTTCTTTAAAGATCATCAAAAGCAGCTTCCATTTGTGCTTGCTTTTCAGCTTCAATTTCTTCTTTGGACTTTTTCAATGCAAAAGTTTGCTGCTGCAAGTTGAGCTGATTTAAATATTCTTGATCATTAACGTGCTTAGATGGATTTTCAGTTCGTATGTGGACTATTTGCTGAAATGGTGTGTTGGAATCAAGATTGGTAAACAATGCTCGAAATTTAAAGTAATCCAGCTTTCCTTTTTCTTTAATCAGGTCAATGCCATATTGTTGCAAAAACGAAGCATAAATAGCTTCCGAATCTTGCTCATAATCGAAAGTTTTAATTGGATTACTATTCAATGACTGATAAGGGCTTTCTTGAATTAAACTAACAGCATAATTAACTGCTTCTGCCATTTTATCGAGAGGAATATCAAGACCACTTCCAACCAACATTTCAAACTCCAACTCAAACTTTGCCATTTTGTCGATTGAATTATCATCAATCAATTTAAATAGCCGTAAAATATTGTCGTATGCAAAATTAAATTGATACTCTTGCCCTTTCCAAGAAAAGGAACGCTCTTTTCTGTCAATTTGGGCTGAACTAACAATATTAAGCAAAAATAATCACTACTTTCGCGTGTTCTGCCGCCGTTTCAGATTTCTAACTGGATACTTGTCTTTTAACATTTTTTGACGGCGCTTCTCGTAGCCAGCTTTTTCATTTCGCAGCGCATCTTGAATAGTCTGCAAATCAGACATCAGCAATTCAGTACTTCCATGCTTAGATTCCCAAAGCTTCTTGCCAACACCTTTTTCATCAAGTAACTCATCAAACAAACCAATTAATTTTTCTCGCAGTTCTTTGATGATCTTGTTAGAAAAATCAGTAATATCTTTTTCAGATACTTTCCCATCACCATTTGCTGCATCTTCAAGCTTTTTTCTTAAAGTGTCAAGCTGATCTGCTTGTTCAAAATAATGTCCAACGACTTTATCAATAAATGCTTCTGTTTTGTCATTAGCATAGATCTGATAGACTTTGTCATTAATGCGCACACCAATATGCGGTGTTTCATTATTTAAATCGATTAGCATTTCAAAACCTCCGTATGCGTTTCATCTTTATCGTCTCTGTCAATATTGTTGAATCGAAAAGTTAGTTATTTTCTATTAGCCTTTAGGTGGTGTTGTAGTTCCGGTTGTTCCATTGAGTGCTGCAACTGTTGAAAATGCTGCTACACCATTTTGAGCGATTGTAAAACTCATTGTTGACTTGGTATTGCCATTTCCACCAGCAGTTACGATGTTCTCAATCGTTCCAACAAAAGTTCTAACTGTTCCGTTAGCTTTAACATAGCGGAATAAAGCTTTAGCATCGTCACCGGTTGCATCTGTATCTTCAAGCTTCTGGAAAAAGCTGGCTGCTGCATCTCCTTGAAGCACATTCCCAGTTACAGCCCAAGTGTGAGCATGACCAGTGACTTCTGGTGAGCTTTCATCTTTATTTGCCCAATAAATCACAGAATCAATTACATCACCAGCAGCAGGAGTAATACCGGTTATAAAATTATCCAAAGTTTCAAAATCAGCTGTTGTTCCTACATTATTAGGGTCTAAGCCACTTTGTGCGACATCAACCAGCATATGATTACGCCAGTTATGTGAAAAGCCTTTTGCTAAAACATCATTAGGCAGAGTAGTTGCCATAATTAATTACTTCCTTTCGTTGTTGTTACATAAGCTGTAAAAGTAGTCGTCCAAAAAATATTTCCTGAAGCGTCCACAATTTGATTAAATGGACGGCTCGTTATTTCAATATGATCAAACAAAAAAGATCCATTTGCTGATTGAATGTCTCCTTCCTGCAATGCTTCCAATGCTTGAGCAATCGGATTTAAAATCTCTCTTGCTTCTTGATATGATTGATTATTTAGTGACAATTCAAAATTGATCGCCAAATCTTCGGTGCCATTGAAGTACGACTGAATCGTTTTGCTTCCCGGATCCATTTGCAAACTTAATTGACCACTTGCCGGAACAAAGCCAAGGCCACAATCGGCAGAATCACTGTTTAGCCCTCTGATATATAAGCAAAGTTGTGAATCAAGATCGACAAAAGACGTACTAGCCATTATTATTCATCTCCTTAGCGATTGCATTTCCAGCAACTTTAGCCCAATCCTTGCCGAAAGTAGCTTTACCACGCAAATCCCACCTTTTGCCTGCTTGCGGGTGTTTGGCAGTCGTATAGTTTTTAACCGGATAATGTCCAGCACCAACCATTCCATAAAATTGAGCTTTTGCATAGGGAACTTTATAAATAATCTGGCTATTTTGTGCATCTATAAAAGTATCATGTGTCAAATTTCCTTGACGATACGGCACAAAACGTTGCATATCAGATTCCATTTGATTAAGTGTTGCTTGCTTAACAGCAGTTGAATTAATAGCACTTTCAAGCTTGCCAAATGGGTTGCCTGTAATTCTAATTTCAGACATCACAACACCTCCAGTTTGTAACCAAAAAGCTCATCACTTGTTGGTTGCTTAAGCTCATCAATGGTATTAACCGTGTAAGTTTTGCCTTCATAATCAATCTTTGACTGCAAGTTATCTTTTGCAAGTGTTGGAAATGGCGTTGAAACATCTGCATACAAAAAAACAACTCCATTGGCTAAAAGTGTGCGGTTGCTGTTAGTTCCAGAATATTCCGTTTGCATTTGAACTACACAATTTTGGATTGTGACCGGATCATCTTGTTTTTGATTTCCCCACATATCAGTTTGGCCTTGATAAACCTTTGTAAAGCTGATCGATTGATTGCAAGAAAATCTTGGAACTGGCAATTTCATAAATGATCAACCCCTTGAAATAATAATCCAGCACGCCCTAAAAGATTACGTGCAGTATTAACTAAGCCTGTTGAACTATCAGCGAGATTGTCAATTGCGCCATTTTTGAAGCTCATTGATGTTCCACCAACAGAATAGCTTGCTAAGTTTTGCTGTTGCATATCAAAAGCCGAACTGGAATTGCTATCATTTAAAAATTTAACTTGAAGCACAACCGCCTTTTTAAATGCAGTTGCTTGCTGAACCAAATAATTATGTGGGCTGCTCGCATCAGCTGCCAAATCATGTAGTCCAAATGCTGGATCATAGTAATTTGTCACTGAATTAATGATATTTTCAGCATCAATCTCAAGCTCATCAAAGTTTTCTGGCGCACCTTGGCCAGTCATAATTTTATATTCGTTGCTCGTCAAATAAGCCATTTCAAACCTCCTCAAAGCCGCCAGCGAAGCTTACTGTTTATTTCTTAGGCGACTAGATAGCGTTACTTGCCAGAACCACTTGAAGTTGTTGAACTAGTTGCTCCCGGTGTTAAATCTGGATCAAGCTGTGCTTTGTAAGCAACAACTTGGATATTTCGAGGATCAACTCCACTAACAATTTCCCAGGTTGTGCTTGCACTCAATTCAGCAAGTGTTGGTGATACTCCATCAGCTGGAGCAAAGCTTGAAACAAGGCTTGTGCCATTGACGTGAATAGTTCCAATACGTTTCTGAACAATCGCATCAGAACCACCTTTTGCCAATGGATCATGCTTAGTTTCGGTAGATTGCATTGCTGTTGAATAGGAAACGGCACCAGAACCAAAAATATAAGCTGTTGAGGTTGGCTTAGCTGGTGTGGTTAAGTCAACTGGAATATCATCATCAAGCACAATCCGTAATCCGTTGTAAGCTTCAAACGGCGTTACAGCACCTTGTGGCTGAATTGTGTCAATCAGTCCTTGGAACTTCATCAATGAGTAAGTTGCCGAGTTGATAGCAATTGCTCCAAGTGAAGTGTCCTGAACATCGCCCATTAAACCAATAGCACCTAAAAAGCCCTTAGCACCAAATGTTGGTTCACTAGGGGTTTTAGCTGTCTGGTCATAGAATTTAGAAGCGGCGATCTTTGCATTTGCCATAACGCCTTGCAAAATAGCAATCAGTGTTTTTTCATCAGCACGATTCCAGAATGCAGCAAACCGTTGACCAATCGTATCTGCAACTGGAGCACCTGAAACCATCTGACCAAATTCTGTGTAGCCATATGATTTAGCCTGGTAGAACTTAATTCCTTGCTGCTTACCAGTTGTTAAAGCATTAACAGTAATATCTTTGGCATCTGACCATGTGTCCGGATCACCAGTTAAATCGTTGATGAATGGGATAATAATTCGGCTGCCTGGTTGCGAAAGCTGTGAGCCTAATTGCTGATCAGGTGTTAAAATTCCTGATTGCACAAATCGGTTCGTTTTTAATGCCTGGTTTAAAACATAAGTTCCAAATAAGGCCGGGTGTTCGACTAATTGAGATAATAATGTATAATTATCTGCCATTATTTATTACTTCCTTCCGTTTTTAAATAATTCCTTTAAACATTTCTGGGTTTTGCTTTGCAGCTTCAACCATTTCGCTATAAGACATATCAGCAACAGCTTTAGGCTTGTCGCCATTGTTAGGGTTTCCTGCTCCCGTAATTTTGATTGGTGGCTTTGGAGGCTCGTTATTGTCCTTGGGCTGAAATAAATAGGCGTCAGTCTCCTTGATTTTCTCGATCTGCTCGTTAAAACCAATGAGATTGTCGCCATCAACTGATACTTTGTTTAAATCTAATAAAGCCTTGACTGCTTTAGGATTCTTAGCCTTCGCATCACGCAAGGCCAGCTCAATCTTAGATTCCTTAGATTGTTCAGCTAGCTTAGCTTGATAATCTTCAGCAGCTTGCTTGTTTGCATCTTGCAAAGATTTGATTTTGCTTTTTAATTCCTCATTGTCACCAGCCGATCGCTTAATTTCTGCGAGTTGTTTGTCACGATCATCAATTTGCGACTGCAAAGAACCATTTTGCTCGGTTAAATCAGCAACTTTTTTCTGTAAATCTGCGGTTTCGGTATGCGATTTACCATATTCCGCCATAATTTTTTCTAAGTTATCACCTTCAATACCTAAGTCTTTTAAAAAGTCACGTGTAAATGCCATAACGCAATTCCCCTTTCGTTTTTTACGTGCAACGACACGAATTTTGAGCATAAAAAATAAGCAGTTTATTTACGGCTCATACTTAGGAGCCGGATTAATCATAATTTTATTTCGCTGATTTTTTCTAATAATTCGGGCACTTTCTTGAAATTGCTATTTATGCCATGAGCACAAATATCCAAATCAACATGAACTTTAATCTTTTCATAAGGCGAAGCTTTTACTTCTACTTGGTTAATGCCAATAGAAATTGGTTCTGCCTTCGCTTCTTGTTTTGCAATATTTTCTTTGTTTAAAACTTTGTTGCCTTCATTTGCTTGTCCAAAATTCATTTTAATTTCCTCCTAAAATTATTTACTTTTTAATATCTAACTTTTTAAACATTCTGCCAAACTTGCGCGGATCTGAAACTTTGATAATTCCATCTTCACAATAAACAACGTCATTGACTTGCAAGGGTAAACGTCTCTTATCATTCAAAGTTATGCTAATAGTTGGATTTTTAGAATAGCAAAGATTAACCGAAATAACGCCTTGCAGTTTAAGCAGCGCATTAAAACAGTCTTCATTGTTTTTGACTTTTACTGCTTCCACGCTTACTGTTCGTTTGAAAATCATTTCTACCTCCTCGCTTGCTCTCTTGAGTAGTCACGGACTAAATAATCATGCGACTTTACTAAATCTCTAAGCTTTGATTGCTGATTAGCAATTGTAGTTTTACAACTTGACGCCGTAGATGAATCGTTAAACTTGTTAGCGGACCATAGCTTAGCTTTTTGCTGCCTGATCGCTCGCTCCAAGGCTCGCTGTTTTTGCTGAACTTGCCCTTGCTTAACAGCTTGATCAGGTGTCGGCAAGTCTGGGTCTTTATGGAATATATTTACATCAGGGTCAAATGGCGTCAGGATATGCTTGCAATTGATGCCTTGGAATCCTCCGGGATCGCCATAGCCGTGATTGTAAATTGAATCATATTTGCCGTTATAGCGTGGATCATTAGTTGGCACTGTATTAACAATATGCCCTTGGATTGGCGCACATGCAGGTCTTGCACACGGGTGCCAGCTCATAACTGCTAAAGTTAAGCCATTAGCATTCATGGTCTTATTACGCAAGTCGTTAAAAACTCTGTTTGAAGTATTTTCAACGACCAGACGCGAGTAACTGTCAATTGACCAGCCTTTGCCAGTTTTATCAGTTAGTTTTGTTGGTATTCCACTTTGAACCCATTTATACGTATTATCAGCAACAGCCTTTTCATGTGATTTAAGACCAGTTGTAACTTCCAAGGTAGATTTAGTAACAATATCTCTAAAAACTCGTGTAGCAGCATTATTTTGGATATTACGGCTAAGCAAGCTTTCATTGACGTTGTTAAAAAGATAATTATTAGTTTGACTAATATAAGATTTAATTAACTGATCGCTTTCAGGCGTGATGTTCCCAGCATGAGTTGTATTTTTAGCAATCTCATTTTGAGTTTGATTGATTGATTGTAAACCAAGCTGTTGGCACATCTGCTCAACGTACTTAGTTGACTTGCTGTTAACTTTAGCAACGACTGAAATTACCTGTTTCGTTAGCATTCCCGCCTTGGATAGCTGTTCAAGTTGCCACTGCATAACATTAGTTGCATCAATCTCTTTAAATTTGCTAGTTTTAAGTGCATTTATCAGCAAACTAAATATTTGTTGCTGTAAATTAGCATACAAATCAATAATTTGCTGTGCATAATCAGTAGCTTTTGCCACTATTCATCACCGCCGTTAAGCAAATCTCCTTCTTGCTGCGTTTCATTCATTGGCTGTTCGGGTGCTTCTTGTTGAGCTTCTGCAACCCACTTTTTAGCATCATCTTCACTCAAACCATAATTCCGCTGTAAAAATACCGTCATAGGCATTGCTTTCTGCTCCATGACCAGCAAGTCTTGAGTTGCTTGCTTATCCTTATCAACAAAAACGCCATCGTCATAATGCACACTAACAACTACTTGATCAATATCAATATCGCTTAGTGGAGCTTTGCCATCATCAAATAGCTGGCTTTCCTGTGCTAATTGCAGCATAGACTTAATTAAGTCGGTCAAAAACTTAGTTATTTTGTTAAGATAGCTTGACCGGGTCTGATAGGTCATTGAGTTCTCACTCACGACTTGAGTAGCCGTTGTTATGCCACCTTGAGCATCAGTTGAAAATGTACCGGTTGATAGGCCGACTTTGTTTTCTAGCTCATGCAAAAAGAACTCCATAGTCTGCTGATACTCTTGAACTCGTATATCAGGATTGATTTGCACAATCGGGTTATTTGAATCCGAATTCAGTGCAGAAACTGGCGTATAGACATCTTGATCCGGGTCAAAGTTAGCTGTCTGATGATATTCGTCAGCTTGCTTAATCATTTCAGGCGGCGTTAGCACTTTTATGCGACCCATTCGTGTTTCCCAGATGAATGAATCATGCACATAATTGATTGCATCAAGCACTGATTGACAATTATTAACGAAGCCAATTCCAAGTGGGCTTTCTGGATCAATATTGTTGTCACCGGGGCATTTAAAATAAGCAAACAATGGGCGCTTAAAATCAGTAATATTCACTTGCGGAGCTATATCAGAGCAAACATCATCTGTTCCAAGCGGTACTTGTTCGCCAACTGCTTGCATGTTGTTGGACTTATATAGCTCATTGGTTATTTGATAAGTTCCGTCTGGCAGCCACTGATGAAATTCAAGCAACGTGTAATAATAAAGCACTTCATCAGTAACTTTAACTCGGCGTGAAGCAATTGCTGCTTGAGTGACTTCCTCGGTGTTTGAATCAAGACTAAAAAATTGATCAGCACGTATCCAAGCATTTTTAATTTGATTGTTTTGTACATACGGGCGTGCAGCCATTCCTCCGGGAGCAATTGCTTGTTGCAGCTTTTCTTCAAGGTTCAGTCTTATACCTGATGAATCAAGCCAAGCATTGACAAAATCGTTTAATTGTGTGCTTTGGCTACTATTTGAATCATCATCTGAACCAGCATCATTTGCTAATGAAACTGAAACATCAAAACCGCTATTTAGACAAATTGAAGCAATCCGTTTAGCCACCATTTCAGTAACATTGATTGTTTCAAATGTGCGAGAACGTTCATTACCTTGCTGGTTAAAATATCGGACTGTATTAATTGGCAACCCCATTTTAAACAGATAATTGCCGGCATAATAGCGTTTTGCCAGCTTAATGCGTGCAATTTCTTCCTCGGTGGTTTGTATACGATCATCATCTGTTAGCTGTGTTAATGACTTAATAATTCCCAATTGTGCGCCCCCTTTCCATAATAGATTTTTAATGCTTTGAATTAAGCCCAATTAGGTCACCACCTTTAATATTTGAGTTGTAATTCGTTTAAATGAGAAATGGTGTAATACTGAAAGCTATCGCAACAATGATCATCTACTTTGATAACTTTGGGATCTTCACTTTGCAAAGTTTTTTCGTCCCACTGGTATTTCTGGCATTGTGGAATAAAATAGCCGAGATTGTTTTCAGTCGGCAAATAATAAAAACGCCCTTGCGCTAAAAGCGATTGGACGTTTTCGATCATATGTGCTTTTTTCAATTTTTTAACTGGTGTCCATTGAATGCCAAAATCGTTGTACATTTGGTTTCGCAATGCAGCTTCAGCAGAATCCATGATGTACCGCCAAGCTTTCAGATGATATTGTTGCTCAATCTTATCAATGAACTTTTTAATATCTCGTGACAGCTCACTAGGCGATTTCTTATGTGATTTACCTTCCGGAGAATAGTAATAGTTATCTAGCAATACACAACGCGGCTTACCGTTTTTATCGCGCTTAGAAAGCAGTCCATATGCCCCAACGGTTGTTGCAGAAACAGCGTGTCCAGTATCAGCGCTAAATGATAGTGAAGCAATGTGATCATCAGCTGGTATTTTATCCAGTCTGTTAAATAGCTGCATATTGAAAATATTAGTTCCAAGGCCAATAACTTCGCCAAGATACAGCCAGCGGTAATACTCGGGATCATTTTGCTTAATCGTTTCAATCATGCGCAGCGTTTGTTTATCAGCAATTCCTAACTTGTCGTCCAAATAAGTCGATGTATCAACCAAATAATCAGGATTGCTTTCGCACTTGGTTACCCAATCATTTATCCAATCATACTGATTTCGCGGTGGGTTATAAGAATAGAAAACTTTAACTTGGTCAGCAAAATCAGGCTTTTGGCGAATGAATGTTGGATTGACTTGATTAAAGACATCTTCATTTTTTACGTTGGAAGCTTCTTCATACCAAACTGCAATAACATTACCGACAATATTAGATTTCAGCTTCATCGGATCGTCAGCGCCGTAAAAATAAAATGTGCTGCCAGTCCTTTTATGCTGGATTATTAATCGTGAAGTCATAGGCCTAAATTCATCAGTTAAATTAAGCATATTCAATGCCCATTCTATTTGTCTATATACAGAATCATGCAGATATGACGCATTTTCACGAATGCAAATGATGTTCACTTTTTTATTAAGTTGAGTCCATTTTTTCATCAACAGTACGAGTTTTAAGCTAATGGTTGACGATTTAAAAGACCCACGACCGCCTTTTAAGATAATGTAAGGGCATTTTGAATTCCACACACGATAGAAATGTGGATTAATCATTGACGACATTTTAATAATCTTTGGTTTATGCCGTGTATCATCAATTACCATTGTTGCCATTGTCGTTGCCTCCTATATCATCAACCAACACTGTTTTATCATTGGCCTTATTAGTCCCAGCAAGCTCGCCAGCTTTCCACTCAGCAATGTCTGCATCAGCTTTAAGCTTACGAATTTGCGCTGCAATCTCTTCATCATTTTTATCTGGATAGCGTTTAAGGATCTCTTTAATTGCTGAAATACGAGTTTTCAAATCAGCTTCTTTTTCCTCTTTAAAAACATCGGGCCCCGCCGAAACAATCACTGTTTCTTTTGCCTCTCCGCGTGCTATCGAAGTTAACAATTGCATTGCTTCTTTGGCGTCCATGATCTTATGGGATTCGATTTCTTTTAGGCGTTCTGCAATGTAATTTTTAACGTCAGGTTTTGTCAGGTTTTCTTGTCCAATTGAACGAGCTGATCTTTCGGCATATCCTGCTTTTATAGCTGCTTCGGTGGCGTTGCCTGATATGAGATACTCGTCTGCAAATTTCTTTTGTTTAAGCGTTAATTTCATGTCATTTAACCACCACCTCCTAAAAATGCGTATAAAAATAGCCCGGTTTCCCGAGCTTATATGTATACCGGATTGCTCCGGCCGCAATTCAAGCACTTGGCATTTTAGCTAAACTATTAGAACTCAAGTGCCTTTATTTTTGACTATCCAACAGAAAGAATTGTTTTTTATTGTTTATGGATAGTCGGTTAGCTGTGTTTTCCGCCACAGCTATGTATTCGCATGACTTTTTATTAGCCATGCAGAAGTTAGAGTGTTTACCAGTCTTTCCCGGTTGTCAGAACGCAGCT